GTATATGTCGACCAGATTTTTTAACGGGTCTAGGCCGATCAGTGTGGCGAGTTCACCTTCGGCGTCTGCATTGACAGGCACGTATAGGCGAATGCCGCCACGGGCCTTGACGATAGCTAGGGTGGCCGTGATGCCGACTAGGCTGACTAGCTCGCGCATAGAGGCGGGCAAGGTTTCCAGCGATACGCAGTAGGACATTTACTGTTGCTCCTGTGCTTGGCGCTTTTTTTGCTCACGGTGTAGCGCGGCAATGATGGCGCGCCAGTGCTTGTCCTCTTTGACCCAGGCAAGCTTATCGACACCAGGGGCCTTGTCTTTGCCGCCGTTGCCCCCTGTGATATTGCGGGCGATACTATCCGCATACGCCCACGGCAGCTTCATATCGGCGAGCAGCGCTTCTACCTTGGTGATGTAGCCTGGCAATTTGGCGTAGTTGTCGGGACGCTTACCGTGGCCTTTTTTGAACTTGGCACCACAGCCCTGCAAGTGTTCGAGCACCGCCTTGCGGCCATACTCGTCTAGCTTGCCCGCGGATAACTCGCGGCCGATTGTCCACAGCATGGCGCGGTAGGTGTCGTCGTCCATGCCTAGCTGCTTTTTAGCCAGGTGGATTTTGGCAAGGTCTTTATTGCGTTGTGCGCTCATAGTCCTAGTTCCCCTTTAATATGGTCATATGTGCAGCGATAGAGTTCATCGCTGGCGTAGCTGCGGTCGTGTACTTGTAGCGTTGTTCTAACACTCGATATATTCATTGCTAACTGATCGGCTATGTCACCGCGATTTAACAATGTGTGATCTCTGGCTATCGCGCAGAACATACGCTTTGCCTGTGTGATGCTGCCTTTGCTCCTGCCGATCATGTCGGCAGGGTTGATGGCGAAGTGCTTGCAGCACGCCTCTAATATGGAGCTAACGGGTACGGCTGTTGGCATTGGTAATCTCCCAGTCGTCGCGGCACTCTGCATCGCACCAGCGCACCCCTTCGTTGACGTCTTCAAAACAGTTAAGGCAGTAACCTACCGCACCTGGTGCTTCGGGCTTGCGCTGGGCCAGGCTGCGTTGCAGCATTTCTTCGGTAAGTTCTTGTGCGCGATCTAATGGATCAGTACTAGGCATTGCTGCTCTCCTGCAGAGGGGCGTTGAGTACACGCACCAGGTTGTTGTCTTGTGGGTGGCGCATAGCTAGGCCGCGGGATTCTAAGTAGTCGACGGACTCTTTGATCTGCTGCGCATCCATTGGGTGGCCTGTGGTGATGTCGTGATAGATGTGACGATCGCAAAAGCACGTTAGGTTATTGCGAGCCGCGTCTGTTGCAGCTTTTTGTTCATGTAGTTTTTGTTGTTCTGTGTGCATGGCTATGCAGCCTCCTGTATTTCGTTTTTATCCATAATGGCGTTGATCATTTTTTCTACTTCACCCGCGACGGCCTTGACCATGACTTTGTCGCTGTCGGATTCGACGGTGATGCCTAGACGCTTTAGGTCTGCAACGGTTAGGTCAGATACAGAGGGTTTGTGTACACTTTCCTTGACGTTGATCATTAGCTCGGCTTGATCCTTGGGCAGTAGCTTGCGGATGCGCTCAATGGTCTTGATCTCGTCGGCAAAGGTGGTTGACCCTTTTTGCTTTTGCAGGCCAAACTTAATGCCGCTAAAGGTTTGCGAGCGCGGCTTTTCAAATAAGCCCTGGTTGTCGTCAACCGCGCTATGCAGTGCTTGCTTGGCTTTTGCAGCCTCCGTGGCCAGTGCGATAATGTGATGCTTGCGCTTGGCCTTGAGCTGATCTATATCCGCTTGCAAAGCATCCACGACCTTTGTGAGTTTTGTGTGTGCATCACCGTAAGTTTGGGCAAGTGCTTCTAGGTTTTTCATGTTCATTTTGTATTCCTAATGTACTTTTTTGGGGTTGTTGACGCTGTGCTTAGAAAGTGACTTTTCTAATTGCATAAACGTCGCTCGATACGATTTGATAAGTGCGTCACCGATCGACTTGGGATCAGGCTTTTCCGATCCAAAGATATGAAGTTTTTGAGATACTCCCGTTATCTCGCCTACTTCCTGCTTCTCTTCGATCTCAATTACTATGCGAATCTTTGCCATGACTACACCTCTCCCAGTTCAATCAATACTTTCACGCTAGATACCCCCCTTCCTTTTCCCACTGCACGGTGCAATCCATATAGGATGCGGTGTAGGTGTGCTGTGTGCTGCCACCGCCTTTGCGAATATGTAAATGGCCGTGCAACTCATCTGCTGCGCGCTGGGATGGGTAAATGCAGATAAGCGGCTGGCCATTTTCCACATCTACCGACAGCACCGTGTAGTGATCCTGGATAAGCTGGTCGACACATTTGTTGGCGGTGCTTAAACGCTGGCTGATGCTGACGTTTTGCGCGTTCCAACGCTGGGCGGTTTTGTTAATATGGGTTACTGGTTGCATTTGATGTCTCCTTCGGTTTTATAAGTATTGGTTGTGCCATCGCTCTCGGCGATGCGGATAAAGTCTTGCTGGCAGTCCATGCATTTGGCTGGGGCTTTAACAGTTCTGTATGGCTTCATGCACCAGCCTTGGTAATTGCAATGCGGGCAGTCGTAGCTGATTAATGGGTGGCCCTGCTTGCGCATGGCGTATATCCATTTTTCTTCTTCAATCAAACGCAGTTTTCTAGGTAGATTTTCTGGGTCTATTGGCTGAAAGTTACGTTGCATTATTCACCCCCTAGGTCACGCCATGCGGCACTGATGTGGGCGATTGATACTTCGCTGTTGCTGGCCTTGGCCATCATGGATGCCATGCGCAGGGTCTTTGTGCAGATGCGCAGTGCGCCAGGCTTCTTGGCAATGATGTGTATTAGCTTGCGTTCGTCTTTTCCCGTAATGCCCCAAGCTGTACAAAAGGCGTTGACGTCGTCGTCGGTAGGGCGTGTGAGGCGAACCTTTTTACCGATGCGGCTGAACAGTTGGGCAAACTCTGCACTGCGGCGGTTGTTACCTGTGAGCTGTGCATAGACTGATTCGTTGCCTGCAAGGGCTAGGCCGATGTTGCTCATTTCTGTTAATCGGCGTGCCATTTCAATGGCACGTTCGTTGAGAAACTGCGCCTCGTCGACGACAAGCAGGCCGTTGGTATCTTTTAGTCGCGACAAGATGGCTTCTTCCATGCGTGTGTTGCCAGACGATACGACGCGCAGGTCTAGAGTTTTGCAGGCTGAGCGTAAAAAACCGCTTAGCGTGCCAGAACATGGAGTGCCTTCGACCACCCATACATTCGGGTTTTGCTTTTGGTAGTGGCTTATGGATGAGGATTTGCTAACACCCGCACCGCCGTAGATGACGGCCACGTCTGCTGCCATCTGTGCGTAGGTTAAAGCGGCCGTCATTTTCTTGCTGCTGGGTGTTTCAAAGTAGTCGGGAGTCGTCGGCAAAGTGATGCTAATTTGCTTAGCCGCGGCTAAATTATTGATCCAATTTTTGACCTTTTTTTCTACTTCTTCATTATCCCCAGGGTATTTGTCGGTGAGCCATTGGCTATATACAGCACGGCCAATGCCGATTTTGGGTGCGGTCTTGGCTTGGCTGAGGTCAAGTTCTTCCATTCTGGCGTAGCAGGCCATGACGAGCTTGCCATCCGAGCTTTTGAACTCGGTTATTTCCTTGGTTTGTGATGCAGTTTTCAATTGGTATACTCCGTTTTGCTTAATGTCCGCTTAGGCGGTTTGTATGGGTGGGCCTGGTTGCAGCCAGGCTCACTCAATTTCTTGCGCTTTCTGCGCATTCCACAGTTGCAGCACTAAATCTTCTGAGCTGCCGACGAGGTCTTGCTCGTCCGTGGGTTGGTAATTAATGTCGCTGCCGACCACACGCTTTTGCTCGCCAAACACGGGGCGTACAACTTTGCTTTCTGGTGGTTCGGGCTGGTCGAGTTCGGGCAATAGCTGGGCGGCTTCAAGTGCCCCCATTGCCTCTTCGGCCTTGGCGGCGATCTTGCTGGCCTTGATAAAGCGTGTGCGCTCGCGTGTGTGACTGCGGCCGCTCTGCGTATCGCCGAAGCCGTGGGCTTCTAGGCAATCGGCTTGACCGATGTAGCGACCGTCGATGGTGTAGCAGTGCACATTTTCGTGTAGTTGGTCGGGGTCGAAGCGGACGACGATTTTCTGGTCGCGTAGCTCTAGCAGGAAGTCTGCACCGTAGCGGTTGAATGCTTTATTGGTGCCACGTATTGCACCTGCTTCTAGGCGGATAGTGCCTTGCTTGCTGACCTTGATCGCCTCGGCGGCGAGCAACCAGAGGCGACGTTGTTCTGCGCTGCCTTTACGCACTAAGGCATTGGCATAGCTGGATTCAAATACATCGTTGAAGCTGTGAATTTGCGCGCAAAGTTCTGTGCGGCGCTTGGTCTTGGCGTTGTACATGCTGACACCTTGTTCAATGATGCCAATGAACTTGTCTAATTCGATGGCAGCAGAGCCATAATTCTCTGGCTTGGCCATTGGGTTTGCACCCGTGTAGCAGCCAGCCAAGGCGGGGTGCTTGTCGATGTATTCTTCTAGACCGCCAACACCGAAGGCGCGCTCGATGGGCTTAGCCTGGCCGTGACCGTGGCCACCTATAACCGATGTCCAATGCACTTGAATACCCAGCTGTGGCCAGATGCCCATTGGGTCGTCTTCTTTGACCTTGAAGCGATAGCGGTTTGCTACGCCCCCCGTCATCCACTTATTAGCCGCGGCGCGAGTGTTGTCGATGGTGATGTGGTCGGGGATTCCGTATTCTTCAACGACGTCGCCGAAGGATAAGCGGATCATGTCGCTATTCTCGCTGATGTCTGTGCGCCAGCCGATAATTTTGCGGCTGTAGATGTCTTGCCAGAACCACGTTTTAGGGCGACGAATCTCGCCGTTTGGCCACTTGATAAATACGTTGTGTTGGTAGCCGTCACCGTTGATCCACTCCATTGCATGCAAGTCGCGCACGCTGCGTTCCATTGGTGGAAATAGGCGCATAAGTGCATGTTCGCCTTCGCGCAAAAAGGTGCGAGTAGCGAGTGGTAATGACTTGATGCGGCGTTCGACAGTCTTGCAGCTGGGTACAGTCCAGCCGTTCTCGGCCGCGGCAAATTGCAGGCGCTCATAACAGGCGTTTAGGGTGGGCTTTTCGTTGCGCAGGTAATCAGCTTTTATATACAGCCATGCATCTGTGCATAGCTCAGCGCTGGCTGTGCGGCCCTTGTGCTGTGGCACTAATGCAGCCAGCCAGTCTTTGCGGTCGTATTGCTTGATACCTGGCTTTCCAGGCTTGCCGTGGTAGGTGTCGCGCAGGGTCTGCCAGCTGACATTGCCGTTGGCATTAGCTACCGCTTTAAAGGCATCTAGCCATGTGCTTTTACCCGCATCAACTAGCTGTGCAGCCTGTAACAGCAGCAGCTGGCGGGTCTCGGCTTTGTTCTTTTGTGCGCTGGTCTTGCTAGCGTAGTGATCCCATAGGGAATCGCTGCAATAAGTGAAGCTTTTAGGCTTGGCGATCGGCTGTTCTGGGGCGATGGTTTTGCCGTCGCGTATCTCTTTAAGAGCAATTGCTGTTTGCACGCTTTCTGGCAAGGTGGATGCGCTGAATATGCGGCGCATTCCGCCGCGGCCCTTAGCTTCTGTGAATGGCCATCCTTCTTTTTTACTGCGCTTTTGCACGGCTTGCTGGGAAACGTTTAGGGCGTCGGCGATTTGGCGCAGGGTGTAGTCGTTCATTCTGCGGCCTCGTCAAATAGGCCCAGCTCTGGGGTATTGTGCTTGCTGACGTTTTCGCGGTGGCCTGCGATACTGGCAATGGTGCTGCTGAGCGCGGCGATTGTTTCGTCTGACTCGGCCTCGCCTTTATAGAACTTAGCTAATAGATTGAGCGCGTCATTAAAACCTTGGTTAAGGTCTAGTAGGTCTTGATCGGATGCTGGCGCGCCGTTGGGTATATCTATTACTAACTTGTGCGCGCTGGTTGCTATCCACTGGGTGACATAGGTGCGGCCAGTGGCATTCTCAAAGGGGCGAATCATTACCGCAGGCATGCGGCCGTTTTCCATCCATTTATAAAGGTTCCAGTGGTTAGGTATGCCCATCTGTTCGGCTATGCCTTCGATAGATAGGTTTTTGCGTACACGAGCGTGTTCACAGCACAACTCCATTGCGTTTCGCAAACTAGTTGGCGCGACCTTTTTCCAATTTCTTCTAGACATTGGAACCCCCTATATTTAGGGTGTCCAAAATGACTTGGAATGTGCCGTATACAAAGGTGTTTTGCGTCGCTAGGCTGTAAGCATGATTACTAGCAGAAACAAATGTGATGAATAAAGACAGCATAACTACGCGGCCTCCTTGCCTGTTTGTCGCACTTCAAGTGGCGAAAGCAGGTCATTCGTCGTACTATCACCCATTGGGTAACGACTCGGCCAAATTTGGCAGGGTCGTTTGCTTATGGCTTCGGCGATTAAGCGCTCACCTTTGGGCCAATGGCGGTTTAATGCCTGGGATAAGGTGGTGGGGTCTTTATATCCGTGATGGGTAGAAAGTTTACGGATTGACCACCCATTAACATGTAGCTCTGCCACTATGTATGCGCGATCCCAATCGTGTTTCTTTTTGGCTTTGTTGTTACTCATGTGTAAATAATATATACACACATGTGTAAATCGTCAACCACTTTTGTGGTTGTAAGTTCGTGTTTGCACCACAAAAATGGGAATTCGGGTCTAAGTATTTGTTTTTACTAGGCTTTATAAAAAGCCACAACCAATAAAAAAACACACAACCGTGGTTGTGAATCAGAGGTTTTTAAGTGACAACTACAATCGGCGAAAGATTGATACACATTCGTGGTGATGAAAGCAGGGAGAAGTTTTCAGAGCAGGTTCGTGTACATAAGAACACTTTGGGCAATTACGAGCGTAACGACAGGCCGCCAGACGTAGGCTTGCTACAAATGCTCTACAGCTTTGGCTGGAATATTAACTGGGTGCTGACTGGTATGGGCGCAGAGCGGCGCACAGAGATTGATGCCTTGGCCTTGGAGATGAGCAACAGTGTTGTTTATCTTCCGCTGTATGACGCCCAGGCGGCGGCTGGTTCGGGAAACTTCATCGAGCAACACAATATAAAGCGCCAGATTCCTTTTAATAGCTATCTAATAGACAGCTACTTGCACGCCAATGCGGCTGACCTACTGCTTTTTGAGGTAGACGGCGACAGCATGGCTGACAAGATCAAGCCAGATGACATCATAATGGTGAACACTGCAGTCAAAAACATCAGCGGTGGCGTCTATGCCTTTACTATAGGTAATACGCTGATGTGTAAGCACTTGCAGAGTCTGCCGGGTAATATGGTTCAGGTATCTAGTGAAAATAAGGCTTACGCCCCTTTTACTATTGATATGGAAGAGCAAGGCGAAGAGTTTGAAGTTATCGGTCGCGTCATCTGGCACAGCGGCCGCACTTAACTGGTGTTTAAACAATCGTTAAACGATATTAATAAAGTCGCACTTCTAGTGTCGATATAGGGGCTATTAAGCAATGTTGCCAGTTGTGTCGCAAAATCAGCTACATGTGTTCAATCAATGCAGTAACCCTTATATCTGCTCACTTGTGCCCATTACTTCCCGTTATTGCCCACATCCTTGTGGTGTCTTAAAATAACTGACCTCACACACCACATACACTCCCTGAACAAATATTACTATCTGGGGAAAAACATGAAAAATACTGCTCTGCTTATATTGGCCTTGCTCGGCACCAGCACTCAATCACTCGCAGGCGGCGGCACACCCGCTCCCGTTATACCTGCAGCCCCCACGGCAAGTTCAGACATTAATGCTGAAATTAATAGCAGCAGTGCCACTACAAAAACCAATTTTAGCGCCACACAAACATTGTATCCACAAGACTCCAGCTATTTGAGTATTTGGCAAGGTTTCGACCACGAGTGGCTGCGCTTTATTATCGATAACAAAGGTGGCCGCATCCCTCATCGTATATCTAAATTCAATAATTTCATTGACCCTGCGAGTGATAACAACCAGCTGGTTTACCAGTTCGGTCAAAACACCGGGGTCGACGGCAACTATATGCACCCCAAGTCTAGCGCCGTTACTATCAACACCAACGGTCTTTTCGCCCGTAAGGGTAAAGTCAGTATGCAATGGACTGACAATGCAACCAACAGCTCTGCTCCCGTTGCCAATAATAAAATCAGACAGACTATTAGCATCCCCTTCGACGGTAACAGCTATGATAAAGCCATCATGTTTTTACAGGGTGTAGAACTAGACTTACACTGCGACAACAGCAAGCAGCCCTCTGGCTCACCTTGCAACTCTAATGGAATGTGGCCCTATGTATTTAATATTCAAATTGAACATTGTGTAAAGGACAGCGATGCGCTGGACTGCCAACTTAACGTTGATATCTTCCGTGCATGGACACCGAATAAAGGCGGATTCCAGTTAATTGGAGAGGTAAAGCCACTCAACTACCACTTGGATTACGACTTAAATGTGCACTTCGCCGCCGTCGCTGGCAGCCAGTCAACGCTGGCTAGTTCAGGTGTTGCCCGCATTAAAAATACGGGTAATATTTACCAGTACAATAAAACGGGTACGCAGTACAAGCTGACAGGGGCCTCAGGTAACTACAATACCGCAGCAACAATAATCAAAGGCATTGCCTTCCGCCTAACCAAGCCCAGCACCTTAGACATTGAATGGAAGTTACTAGGGTCAGATGTTAACCAGCGCGGTCGCTATATCGCACGCACACGCTTTCAGCCCCAGGCTAATAGCTACAGTAATGGAGTCATGCATATCAAACCTGTCATGGAAGTGTGGGCGCCAGGCACTGTTGTTAACAGTAACCTGACCACAGAAATGCGCCTGCAGTTGCTACAGTTCGGCGGCGCTAGCAGCAAAGTATCCAGCACATCAGCAGAGGGGAAAATTTGTTTAAACAGCAAGGATCAGGCCCCCTTTTTCTCCGCTTGGCACAAGTGTGACCGCCAAACAGCTGCGGCTATTGCTAAGTTTGGCGGCATAGAGCGCAGCCAGACTGCTGTCATCAAGCAATTACCATAG